AAAGTATGAACCGCAGCGTAGTTTAGCAAACAATAGTGTAACCTATAAAGGTACGCCAGAGATGGGTACATTCATGCGTGAGTGGTTGGCTTTGTACGAAAGTAAGTCGGGTGAACGTGGTATATTTAATAGAGCAGCGGCAAACACACAGGTTATAAAGACAGGAAGGCGAGAAGAAGGCCACGTGTGGGGTACTAATCCTTGCTCAGAAATTATTCTACGACCCTATCAATTCTGTAATCTATCTGAGGTAGTAGTTCGCTCTCACGATACAGCCCAATCGTTAAACAGAAAGGTTAAGCAAGCCACCATATTAGGTACCTTTCAGTCCTGCCTCACAAATTTTAAATATCTAAGGGCTATCTGGAAACGAAACACGGAGGAGGAAAGGCTGTTGGGTGTTAGCTTGACAGGCATTATGGACAACCCTCTTTTATTCTCTAAGGAGGGTTTAGTTGGAGTACTAGAAGACCTAAAGAAACAGGCTATATACACAAACAAAAGCATGGCAAAGCAATTAGGTATTCCAGCCTCGACTGCTATAACGTGTGTCAAGCCCAGTGGCACAGTGTCTCAGCTAGTAGACAGCGCAAGTGGCATACATGCACGGCATAGCCCGTACTATGTACGTACAGTACGTGCTGATAACAAAGACCCTATGACACAGTTTATGATTGACAGCGGTGTTCCAGCAGAACCAGATGTTGGTAAGCCGGAAAGCACTACGGTGTTTAGCTTTCCATTTGCCTCACCAGATGATGCCATCAGTCGTAATGACAGAAGCGCAGTAGAGCAGCTAGAGTTATGGCTTATATACCAACGTCATTGGTGTGAGCACAAGCCTAGCATTACTGTGACTGTGAGAGAAAACGAATGGTTGGAGGTAGGTGCATGGGTGTACAAACACTTCGATGAGGTATCGGGCATAAGCTTTCTACCTTTTGATGAGCACATATATAAGCAAGCACCCTATCAAGACTGTGATAAAAAAGAATACCTTGACTTGCAAAAGAAAATGCCCACCACTATAGATTGGGAACGGTTAGCTGAGTACGAAAAGGAAGACACCACTACAGGAGCACAAGACTTGGCGTGTAGTGCAGGAGTTTGTGAAGTCGTAGACATACAGGCAGCATAGGAGTAATCAAATGCAGGAAGTAGAAATATCACTTGACATGATTGATAAAGCCCGTTCTAAATCTACAGAGATGGGTGTGCTTAAGAACTCCATAATCAGAGGTAATGGAAACATAGCGGGGTTTGTTGGAGAGCAGATAGCTTTGCAATGTTTAGGGGGTGAATGGGAGAATACGTATGAGTACGACATTCTGATGCCGGATGGCAAGCGCATAGATGTTAAGACTAAACAAACATCTGTTGCTCCTCTGCCTGACTATGATTGTAGCATTTCAAAACGCAATACTAAACAGAAGTGCGACTCCTATGCCTTTGTGCGTGTCAAGAAAGACTTGACAGTGGGTTGGTACTTAGGTACAATAGGCAAAGATAGTTTCTTTGACAAGGCTCGCTTTATGAAGAAGGGTACAGTCGATCCCAGTAATAACTACAAGGTTCAAGCTGACTGTTATAACCTAAAGATTAAGGATTTAGAACATGGCACGTAGCAAACGGTACTATGAGAAGTACTCTATTCCTCCCCTGAAGCTTCAGTTTGAACGGGGATACAAAGCCTTTAAGGAAAAGAAACAATGGTTAAAGAAATTATATAATGGAAAAACAATTATTGTTACATCAAATCCCTACCCTCACTACACCATGCAAGCTAAAGAATGGGAGCGTGGATATAACAAAGCTTACTTTGAGAACATGAATGAATATAGAACAAGAGGCTAATAAATTTATGGAAAAGAAGGGAAGTAGCTTGACGTTTGATGAGTATCAAAAGGAAGCAAAGAAGACAGCCATCTATCCTAAGAGTGCTGGCGTTATGTATCCAGCATTAGGATTGACAGGGGAAGCAGGAGAGGTTGCAAACAAAGTCAAGAAGATCGTGCGAGATGGCTATGCAAACTCACCTCCTGATTGGAGAGAGCAAATATCGCACGAGTTAGGAGATGTATTGTGGTACTGTGCTGCGTTAGCATCTGACTTAGGATTATCATTAGGAAGAATAGCTACTGAAAATGCAAACAAATTATCTGGGCGAAAACAAAGAGGAACTCTCGGAGGATCAGGAGACAGTCGTTAAAAAAATAACGCCATATAAGGATGTAAGCTGGTACATCAAGTGGTGTGCCAGCTTTCTTCTTATCGGCGCTGTAATTATACGAGCAGCAGAGGTGCTGCACTTTATGGATGTGTTACTTAGCTGTATGGGTACAGCTATGTGGGGTTACGTGGGTTACATGTGGCACGACAGAGCGTTGATACTGATCAACACTGTTGCCTGTGCTATACTGGCAGTAGGATTAATACGTATGCTTATTTAATATTTCTACTGCCCCAGTTTGTTCCAATCACTAGCAATTAAATTTAATTCCATTAGGTGCTCTACATTTCCAAGATCACTTTTAATTCCGTTTCTTTCCGTAAATATTTCCCTCGCTAAATCTCTAACAGACTTAGGATAACGTCTCAATTTAAAATAATACGAGATAAGAGGTTTGGTTTTAATAAAAGCTCCTTGAATACCCCTTTTTAATTGTTTAAGTTTAACTTCCATCAATGCTCTTTGTTTTTTAGTACTCATTCCTTCCATCTCCATGATGTCTCTCACCAACTGTGGAACATAGTCGTTTAAGTACTCATTAACTTGTCTATCTATACTTCCTACTCCTGTCCTACCTCCTATTAAATAATCTTCTAAGCCCAACTTTTTTAAGAAAAACTGTTCAGGTGTATCTGTTTCTGAAGTGCCTATACCTAAAAAGTTAAGGAGAGGACTTCCTCTTTTTGCCGCCTCTTGACGAGAGGGAGACACACGATCCTCTTCTCTTTCCGTTTGCAACTCTGCTATTTCGTTCCAAATTTCTTTTCTTTCTTCAGGACTTTTTGTATCAAATGCTTTTTCAATTAGAATTTCTACAGTATTCTTTAAGTGTTTTTGATCAACAAAACCAAACCCCTTTACTTTAAATGGTTTGCTAAACCCCTTGCTAAAGGCATCGAAGAAATCATAATTGGGATCGGGTTTCCAATCTTTGTACGCTAAGTCTGGATCAGCTTGCATTGCTCTACTTAAATCAACAGCCATAGTTAGTGGCTGTAGAAAGCTTGCTCCTAATTCTCCAATAAACTGACCTAAAACGTAACCACCAGCCCTATCCCAATCTAGACCTTCATCACTTACAACATCTATGAGCGTTTTTGTTATTGCATCAATTGTCTGCCCCGGCCTAAAGCCTGATCCCGTGAGCGTTTGTAACACGTCTCTTTTTGTGATGTAAATAGGTTCGCCCTCTACCACAGATTTTGCAGCCTTTGCTATCAGCAGCATTTGAGGAAGAAAATAAAGCGGTCCTAAATTAACTTTTTGACCAGCAATAATGGCCTCGTCATAGACAGCACCAGCAAATTCACTGTTTAAGAATTGCCATGCTGTAGTTATCGAAGCCAACCCTGCTAGATTTGTAGCAATCATTCTAGAGGCAAGTCTAGGGGGTATACTTTGAGTACCAGAAAGTAGCGCACGAGCACCTACAATTGGAGCACCCGCAACCATATTTCCTATTAACTCCATTGATGTAATCATAAAGCGAGGAAACGGCGTAACAGCAGTAAAACCAAATTTAGTTATGATTGTATTTACTGCTGCACCGATAGCAGTTTCTGGTTCTGCAGCGTATGTGGCTCTCAATGCTGCATTAGTGGATTCGTCCATTATATCATAAAATTTAAATTTACTATTACCCCTAAGATCAGAGGCGTCATTAAGAAGATCGTCTAATCTACCCTTTAGTAGTTCATCTACTAGGTCGATGTCCCATTCTTGTTTACTTATTCTGATCATCTCAGCAGTAAAGTGAGTCTCTCTTAGTATAAATTCCTGCCATCGGTTAGGAGCATTTAACGTCCACGTTAAGTCCTCTCCCTCATCTAGTATCGCATTTGCTAATTTTCCTACTCTAGTTGTGGGTACAGGGACATCTATGTTCTGTTGAATTTCATTATAGTTTCTATAAAATCTTTCATTCATAGTTTTATACTTAGACTGACCCAATAATAACTGAGCAAACCCTTGTACGTGCTCTGGATTATCTAGCCTATCAAATATAAGTCTAGCTGCCCCAAAACTTCTTGACCACTCCTCACTCATAATTACAGGCATAGGTATTTCAAGTCTTTCTCCTAGCC